GGAAATACTATCAGAGATATCAGACATTACGTCCTTATTGGTTCAAATCTCTTTACAAACAAAGTGTGAAACACAGAAACTTAAGATAACACAAGAAGAAGGAATCCGGAATGTATTTGCTTGGGAGAGGTTTCTCCTTCAATGGTCAAAAAAGTCACGGGACTCATTCACTTCCCAAGCAAATCAAGTGTTAGTGCGTCTTAAGATCGGAAAACTAAAGATGATAGGGACAAGGGACCTCATGGCAGTCGCTGATGGAAAGAAGTATTATCTTTATTCAAAACAAGAAATCTTATCAGTCGTTAGCATTAAGAAAGGAAGACTGATGATGAGACTAGCATTAGACCTTCTCACCACTGACCAAACGTTCCCTTCTCTCAGTGACTTGAACTTAATTTTCTTTCACTACGATCAAATCATGGACATCGCTGGAACCCAAGGAGTGAAAATGGTTAAGATGCATGAGGCCTTAGTTCAAGCAGTAATGATGGACACATATGAAGAGATCTCAGAGTTGTCCCAGCCGTTCGTGAAGTCTGTGTTCACGGAATGGGATGAAGAGGCAAAAAACTTAAAAGTTCAGTCAAATGCAGAAAGTATCAAAAGGATCATTCAAGACCAGAGGACAATTGATGCCATGAATGAGATATATGGATTGTCAAAACAGCTCAGATTTCCGAAAACATCTTCTGAAGAAGGAATGATAAAGTTAAATTGTAGGGGGAAAAAAGTAGTAGACTTGGATCCAGAAGTATGGATAGCAGATCAGGCTGATTGTAGAAGGGAAATCTGTGAAAGGTACAGACTCGTACATGGAACGTGGCCCAAGTTCTCCTTGGATGGATTGCCTGCAGACAGTCAACTCAAAGTTGTATTGGGCAGAGGAGGAACTCCCGACTACAGAAGTCCAGATATCCACAAGATTGACTGGTTCTGGGTTAAAATTGAGAAGTCTTTGAATTCAGAAAAAAACGACAGCATAATTGGGAGCCTAACTGACAAAGCCATCAGTCCGCCCTATGAAGAAGTCTTGGCAAATGTAAGAAGACGAAAGAGGCCTCCAGGGACAGAAAAGAAGCTACTTATTCAATCACTGAAACATGATGAAGACTCCATGAACGACTTAATGGACAAATGGGCAAATCTCCCTCCCGGACTTGATCACCGGAGAGCAATGTTTCTATACGACAAAGAAAAAGAAGCAAAGATTGTTCCCAGAAAGTTCGGAGCACAAGAATTAGAAATTAGAAACCTACAGAACAAAACTGAGTCTACTGCCAAAGAGCTGAAAAAACTATTCCCCGAGATAACCATGACGGACAACTATCTAAAATTAATGAAGAAAAAACTTGATGCACATCAAACAAAGGGAAAAAATGGGCACTACTTGGTATCTAAGAGCCTCGACATAGTAGGATTCTGCACTAGTCAAAGACAAAAACACTCAGAAAGCATATATGAGGACATAGGGAGACTCTTCGGGTGGGAGAACTGTTTCACAGGGATACACAAGCGGTTCAGTGGCACTGTCATGATTGATGGAACAAGTCCTTTTATTCCAGAGTTAGAAGAGTTAGAGGAAGAAATGAAAAGGCAACTGAGTTTGAATCCAAATGACC